TGTGTCGCGGGTTGCCTGGCCACAGGGGACGGTGCTAGGTTTAGCCACCGCCCGTGTAGCTCAGTCGGTAGAGCAGCGCACTCGTAACGCGAAGGTCGCAGGTTCGATTCCTGTCTCGGGCACCAAACGCACTTCCAGCAGATCCCTAAGGGTTCCGCGAACATCGATAAGCCGCCGATTATGGCGGCTTTTTAGTTCCTGTGAGTTCCGAATAGATCCTATGCGTTCCGCGCAGAAATAGTACATCATCCAGCACATCTTAATTTCGAGTGACTAGGTGATGTACTAATGCCCCTCACGGACACAGCGGTTCGCCAGGCCAAGCCGGCAGACAAGGAGTACACCATCGCGGATGGCAGCGGGCTTTCACTGCTCATCGCACCCAACGGCACCAAGTCGTGGCACTTCCGATTCACCTGGCACGGCAAGCAGCCGCGCATATCCCTCGGCACCTATCCAGAGATCGGCCTACGTGATGCGCGTGAGCGGAGGGACCAGGCTCGGGCGCTGGTGGCAAAGGGCATTGATCCGCGCAATGAGCGTCGGCAGGCGAAGGCAGAGGCCGCCGTGCGCCATGAAAACACCTTCGAGGCCGTGGCGAACCGTTGGCACGCCTTCAAGGTTCCGCGCTGGGCAAAGTCCATGAAGGGCGCCGCTGCACAGTCCAGGCTCTACCTTGAAAAGGATCTGATCCCCGAGATTGGGAAATACCCGTTGGACCAGATCAAGCGAGCCGATGTTCTGAGGGCTATGCGCAGGGTTGAGAAGCGCGGAGCCCTGAACTCGGCAAGGAAGTGCCGGTCCTGGCTTAACGAGATATTCCGGTATGGGATGGCCGAAGGCCTGATAGACATCAACCCAGCCGCCGACCTGGACATCGTTGCCGTTCCGGAGCCGCCGGTGCAGCACAACCCTTTCTTGAAAATGCATGAGCTCAAGGATTTTCTCAGGACGCTGCGCAATGACAGCTGTGCCAGTTACGTGCGCAGCGCCATCCGGCTGTTGCTGCTGACGGGCGTGCGAACGATTGAGTTACGCAGTGCGACTATCGATCAGTTCGATTTCGATGGTGCTTTATGGGCGATACCGCCGGGGGTTGTGAAGCAATTGCAGAAGAGGGTAAGGACGCAAAGCGGGGAGATTCCACCGTACCTGGTCCCGCTATCGCGGCAGGCTGTGGAAGAGGCAAGGCGTGTGCATCAGCTGACCGGTGGTTATCGCTTGCTTATCGCGGGTCGCAATGACCCGCGCAAGCCAATAAGCAATGCCACTGTCAACGGGGCGATTTCACGCATGGGATACAAGGGCAGGCTCACGGGGCACGGGATTCGCGCCACGATATCAACCGCCTTGAACGAGAAGGGATATAACGAAAAGTGGATCGACGCTCAGCTATCGCACATTGGCGACTCGTACAACCATGCTGAGTTTGTGGAGCAGAGGCGAGGGATGATGCAGGACTGGGCCGATTACTTGGATTCGCTGGAGACTGAAGCCTGACCGCGTGCGGCCGCGAGCTTGTCCCTGTTCCATTGCAGAACCTCGGACTTCACCCAGGCCACGGCCCGGCCACCCAGCCTTACCTGTTTTGGGAAGCGGCCATTGCTGGCCATGTCGTAGATGGTGCTTTGGCTCAGGCCCACCAACTCAATGACCTTTGGGAGCCTCATGTATTCGACCGGCGCATCCTGCTGGTCGTCGTTGCGTGCGGTGTTCATAGGGATACCTCGCCAGGCCGTTGCCGGCTGGAATTGGTTTGAAGGGGAGGGGTTACTGCTTGATTTGGTTGAGGCGGGCTACTTCGTCGAGGCAGGCGTTCCAGCCGTTGGCCATTGATTCATCGCCAAAGTCTTCTGCGCAGGCCTCGCTTGGCAGCACCACCGCTACCGGCGCGGGCAACGTGCGATCTTCCGGCACCGGCGGATAACCAGGGAACGCCACCGGCTCGCCATGGGCCTGAGCGAATGGTGTGTCCATCACTTCCACGGCATCACAATCAGCACAGCGCCGTGGATCGTCTGCAAGAGACATGTACCGGTGCTTACAGGTGCAGTCGGCGCCCGGCTCTTCAGGGTCAAGTACGACGCAGTGGGCTTCATGCTTCGCGGATGGCGCGGAGGGGTGATCGCCTGACGCCATCGCTACTTCAGAGGTAATCTGTGCAGTCGGATAAAGCTTGGCGGCTTGCGCGGATTGGTGGGCGAGAAATGCAATGACGTCCCTACTCCACTGGAAGAAGCCGGGTACGCCACGTGGTGCTCGGTCCAGCAACTCCCGCGCCTTGGTCAGTCCTTCTCGAAGTTTCCGATTAACGCGCCGTTTTATTGTGAACATATTGGTGGACGCTAGTAGCTCACCATTGAGCCGTTCCACCTCCGCCTGTAGCCGGGTGACGTGGGCGCGGTGGTCGACAAAGCTCACCCACTCGCCTTCCGGCATACAATGGGTTTCGCCTTCCAAGAAGTCCCATCGCTCTACTTCCGGCTCCCCGCCAGCAGGCGGCACAGGTTCAGCGAGTGCGGCGCGTAGCTTGTCGTGCGTAATTCCATGACCGGCCTCAAAACAAGAAAGCATCGCGTGTTCGACCAGCTCACGCGACAGGGTTACGGTTTTATTGTTCATGGTAGTTTCTTCCACCAAGCTTGATTGAATGCCAGCATCGCCAGCTCCGGGGACTTGCCAAAGCCGGCAACACCATTCTGAAGATCCTGGCCGTATAGCGCACACCACTGATCGCCATCAATCGACAGGCGCGGACGATAGAGAACGCTCGGCTCGGTCATGCATTCGTCGATATGTCGGTAGGCCTGCGCGGCTACTTCGTTGATGTAATCACTCATGGCTTGCTGCCTCGGCGGTGGGGTTGAGGGCGGCTTCGATGGCTGCGTCTACAGCGGCGTCGAGGTCAACCCCGTTGAGCACCATGTTCTCCGGTGTGGTGCCAGCAAACACGCCGCCCTGATGGATCGTTTCCAAGTTACGGCTACGCAGCCAGCGATACCGCTCTGCGTCACGCTCCGCCGCCTGGCACGCCTGCTGCTCTGCGTAGCGTCTCTGCTCCAGGCTGTGCAACGCTTCGTCGCGCTGGTTGAGCAGCTGTTGCAGGGCTTCGCGCTCGCCCTTCAGACGGTCGAAGTCGGCGGCCAGCACAACGGAAAGTCGGCCCAGGGCTTCGCCTTCAACAAGGCCCGCATCGCCAACGTGGTAACGCCTCATGCGATCCATACAGCCTCCTGACGCTTAACGCTGAGTTTGTAGGCGAACACCGGGGCGGCTGCATTCAGCACCAGCACTACGATCAGAAACCAAATCATGATTGATTCTCCCGCGCCTGCCGCTCTGCCATCAGGGCTTGACGCTTCTTGCTGCATTTTTGGTGGTTGCCCCGGCTCCGGTTCTTCTGGCAGATGTCGCAGATGAGCGGGAAGTCAGGGCAGTTGGATTTCAGCTTGCCGGGGATGGGGGCGGTCATTCTCGGCCAGCCTTCGCTAGCTCGTACTGCTCCAGGGTCAGCGCGACCGCGTTGTCAGGCATTCCCGGCAAGAAGTCGGCGGGAATTTCGCCGGCGCTGAACAGGTTATTTGTGGTCCACAGCTTGCCGGTGGTGAGCTGGTACAGGTACCAGCGCGAGCCGCCGAACCCCAGCCACGAACTGTTGCCGCCTGGCTGGTCGCCGCTGTCGCCGTAGACCCAGCCTTTCATCACCAGCATGCGGCCGGCACGTGCCTGGGCGTTGTAGGTGGTGCGCTTCTCGTGCCAGAAGTCGCAGTGATGACATAGGCCGTTGGCCTTGAGCCTCGCTGCCGTTGGTTCGCGATAGTTGGCCCGCTCTGGTTTCCCGCAGTGCCCGCAAAAATGAACATGCCCTCCGGCGGCGACCTCGCGCAACATCAGATGCAAGTTAGTCAGGTAGTTGGTCATGTCGCTAAAGGCGCTCAGCCGGGCTTTGCGGTCATCCATGCTGACGATCTGGTACAGCCGCTCTTTTCCCCAGTCGGTAACGCCATAGCAGTTGCGGTTGATGCGGCACTGCTCTTCGTATTCGGGTGTTCCGTATGCTGGCCTACTCACGTCTTCACCTCCAACAGCTTGATAACTTCCTTGATGCCCTCTGCGTAGCTGTGCGGCTGCGCGGCGGCGTTGCGTGCCAGGTCGCCAACGATCTTGAGCGCGACCTTGGGGTTGCGGATCGAAGCGCCGGCGTCCTGCGCCACGCCCAGGGCAAACCGCTTGCCCTCCAGGTACATGACGCGGTTGATGGGTTGTGTTCATGAGAGCCTCTACCAGGCAGCGGCAAGGCCGCCCAAGTCGAATAGTCGGGATCTGAGCCACTGGGCATGGTTGTGTCTGTGTTGGTCCGTCTTCGGCTTATCCCAGTGAGCAAGGCAGCGGATGAAGATCAATCGTCTGGTCACCATCCACGGCGCGACAGGCTCAACCGCCTGCGCGAAGCACAGATTCAGCTGGTTTGGATTGGCCTGTCGCTTCATGGTCAGGCCACCTGAGCCGGCGGATTCATTGCCCAGTAAACGCGGGCGCAGGCCTCGGCATCGGGCCGGGCGCGGTGGCCGCCGACCAACTCTTCGCCGGTGAAGTGCAGCAGGGCCTCGGTTACGGTTGGCACCTTGTATTGGCCTGGGCGACCGAATCCGGCGGCGATCATCTTGGCGGTTGGCGGGCACTTGACGATGTTCTTGCTTGACTGGCAGGTGCAGTAACCGGGCGTGGCCTTGAAGGCGTCGGCCGCTTCCTTGCCGCGATAGCGCGATAGCGCGATAGCGCGATGCGCATAATCCGATCATCGAAGGCAATGTTGTGGGCGATGCGCAGGCCGGCACGCTCATGAATCGCCATGAAGCCGTCCAGCGCTTCGGACTCGGGGATGCCCATGTCCATCGCCATTTCGTTGGTGATGTCGTGGATGGCGGTCACTTCGGCGGGGATCACCCAGCCATCGGGGCGGACCATCGCCTCGAAGGAATCGACCAGGGTGCCGTCCGGGCTGTAGGCCAGGATGCAGATGTCCACCAGGTGGGGCTGGCGCGGGTCGTCGCTTGGGTCGCGAAACAGCGGCAGGCCAGTTGTCTCTGTGTCGTACGGGGTGAGCAGGTTCATGGGGCACTTTCCTCGGGGCGAAAAGAAGGCGCCCGCAGGCGCCTGTATTGTTCGATTTGGTTGGGATGGGGCCGTTACGCCACGTCGTTCAGCTTCGCGATGACCTTGAACTTGTGCTCCAGCGCGGTGGCGCCCTCGGCTTCCAGCTCGATCACCTTGTTGTCGAGCAGGCGCATCAGCAGTACGGCGGCCTGGTCGCTGTCGATAGCCATCCGGCTTTGAATCCACGCCGCGTCCAGGGTGCTGGTGACCTTGAGCACCACCAGCTGGGCGGCGTCTTCGTAGTTGTAATCGCCGAACTCTTTGCCGTTATTGGCGGGGCTCGCCGTGCCTATCAGGGCTTCCAGCTCATCGCTGGTGCCCAAGGGGTGTTCGCCGTCCGGCTCATCTGGCCCGGTGGGCGTCTGCCCGAACAGGCTGCCGGTGATGTCGCTCACATGCAGCGGCAAGTCCGGTTGGTCGCGGTCCGGCTGGATGAAGTCCAGGCCTTCGGCGTAGTCGTTGGGCGCCAGGACCAGCAGACACAGCCGGCCAGCAACATCGATGAGCCCGTGTCGGTTCGGGTCCTGGGCATCAATGGCAGCGGTTACCGTAATCGCCTTAGCCTTGAACTTGGCGTCTACGATCGTCACCGGGATGGTGTCAACGTTGCGGGAGCTGATAATGCTGATGGCGTTGGTGGCCGCCTTGTTGGCCGCTTCAGTCATGCGGTCGATGACTTCCTGCTGCTGGCCTTCGTTCAGGCTGTGATATGGGGCGCGGATGTTCTTCACTTCAAACAGGCCGGCCTCGACCATGTCATGCACCAGCAGTTCGTGCGCAAGGGCCGAAGCGGGTACGTCCAGCAGCTTGGCCCGCTCGATGATTGCCTTGTGTTCAGTCTTCATGGGTAACCCTCAGTGTTTAGCGATGCGTTCGAGCTTCGACTGTTGCGCCGGGCTCAGGTTGGTGTGAGCGCCGTAGCGCTTGAAGCTGGCCCGGATGTTCTCGACGAATTCCAGTTCCCATTCCCCGCTGGCATGTAGCTCAGCGGAAACCAGGATCGCGGCGAACTCTTCGATGCTGTCGTAGACCTCAAGGACAGATTGGGCGGCCATGGCTGGTCCTCCTGATCAGGCGGCAGCCTGGTTGCTCTGCACTGCCTGAATGTGGTTGACCAGAGCGCCGCACATGGCCGGGAAATCAATCGCCCGGTACAGGCAGGCGCCTTGCTTGCGCTCAACCGCTTCGAAGCCCAGGGAGCGCAGGAAGTCTGCCGACAACGTGAAGCCCAGCATTGCGCCGAGTTCGCCAAGCTTGAGCCGCTGGCCGTCGTCCGTGGTTGCCTGGACAACTGCAGTTGGCTTGATTGGCGTTACAGCGACGGGGGCGGGCTCTTCCGGGGCCTTCTCGTCTGCCAGCGGCGCTTGCGTTAGCGCAGTCGTTGCGGCGGCAGCTTTCTGTGCTTCCTGCTGGCGCGTAGCCTCTGCCTGCTTTTTCTCTTCTGCCTGCCGCTGCGCCTCTTCTTCCTTGCGCTTCTTCTCGGCCTGTTCCTGATCATGCTCGTTGATGCGGACCTTGATCAGCGCCACCAGGTCATCGTTGGCCTTGAGCACCAGGTCTTGGGCGTCGTGGAACAGGAAGGCATGGTTGACGGCCAGCTCCCGCAGGCTGTTGAGGTTGAGGCGGATCTTGTCGGCGATGCTGCTGGCGTCAAGCTTTGCCCGGATCAGCTCGTTGTTGGCCGCTTCCTTCAGGCTGGAGACGTTCTTTTTGCCCTTGATGGCGCCGGCGAAGTCAGCGACCACCCTCGGCATGCGGATCTTGCCGCCCAGGGTGCCGTTGATCTGGTCGATGTGGGTTTGCAGATCCTTGGCGGCTTCCATGACGATATCGCTACGGATGAATTCCTTGCGGGTTGCGATCAGCTTCGTCAGCTCCAGGCGCTTGCGGCGCGTCTCGGCTGCAATGTCGTCTATCGCCTTGAACAGCACGTCGATGCTTTCGGTCTGGCTCAGCGCGTGTTCCTTCGCGGCCTTGAGCTTGTCTTCAACCTCACCGCACCACTTGACGGTCTCGTCGGCGTCGGCGAAGTCCTTGTCAGTGGACAGCTCAGTGTTGATGCTGCCGATCACCTTCATGGCGTGGGACTTGAAGGCATCCAGGTTGCTGGCGGTCACCATGCCAGTGACGTCAATGCGCAGCGCCGGCAGTTGGTCAGGCGCGGAACCGATCACCTCAACCTTGGCCTGTTGAACCTCGAAGGTGCCCAAGTCCTCTTCGAACTTGGCCCAGCCGGCAATCAGCTGCTCGGCGCGGCCATCGACGGGTCGGTATTCCATGTGCACAAAGTTCTCGGCGGTGCCATCGGAGCAAACGAAGATCACGCGTTCGGCGCCGCTCACCAGCAGTTGCTGCTCAAGCTGCCAGTAGTAGTGGGGCTCAAGCTCGCCAGCCTTAACTTGGGCGACCAAGTCCTGATTCCACAGCTTGTGTTCGAACAGCGTCTCGCCAAGCATTGTGGCGCCGTCCATGGAGGCCAGCAGGTTGCCGTCTGTGCCAACAATCGGGTACAGCTCTTCGCCGATCAGGGCCTCAACCAGGGGGCGGGCCAGCTCTTCGGTGGCGTGGCCCTTGTCGAAGATGCATTGCAGTTGGGGAGAAATATCCGGCGTTATGCCGGTTTTCTTCGCGGCCAACAGCTCGGTACGGGTTTGGTACTTCGATACCCCCTTCATCGCCGGCGCTTCGGAGGCGTTGAAGTGGTTGGCGCGCAGCGCGTGCCACTCGGCAGAGCCCTGGGCTACGTTGTGAATGATCATGCGGTTACTCCTTCGAGAGGCTTCAGCTGATTGATGGTTTCGGTCTGCTCAGGCGTGAGCACGTACTTGCTGGAGATCGTCCCGATTACGGCTTCGGGGGTGGTCCGCTTCGACTCAATGCCGGCGCGCCACTTGGGCAGGTTCTCGGTGAGCTTGTCGTCGGGGTAGGCGGGCAGAGCCTTGGGCTCGGTGTCGCGGATTGGCGAAACATCGCGAATTGGTTGTCCGTATTCCTCAACCTCATCCGGGCTGTAAACGCCAAGAATCACGTCAGGGCAGTACAGGCGCGACCAGCGCTTGACAGCGAGGTACGACAGTTGTTGGCGTGGGTCATCAGCCCATAGGCCGCTGTTGCGTGTCCGTGCCTGCGCCAACAGCAGCTCAATGACGCGGGGCTCATCTTCACCACGGAATGTCGCCCAGACCTTTACGCCGAGACCTTCCTCGTCGCTCATCTTCCAGCCAGGAACGCGGTATTCCCCTTTCTCACCTTTCCGGATTTCAAACTTGCCGATCACCTTCGACCAATCGCCGTACCACTCGTAATGCAATCGGTCTTTGACCGGCGCCCGACTGGTGATGACCGCGTTGATAAGCTGGGCCTCGTAGCCGAGCACGCCGTTCACCTGGTGGGTTTTCTGGGCAACGGCGAAGGGGTTCATGCCCCATTGCATCGACTGCATGATCACCGCAAGGCAGTCCGCCGGGTTTCCGTTGAAGTGCTTCGGCACCGTGGCGCGCCCGGTAGCCATCAGATCGGCGAGGCGCATCATCTTGTCGAGGCTGTCACCGTCCAGCACCAGGGAGCTGGTGCTTATGGATGGATGTGGAAGGACATTGAGGTTTTGTTCTTGCGCAGTCGGCGCCAGGGTCGTTGTCTGGCTCATTTCCGCACCTTCCGCGATTCGTTGTATTCGGCTTCAGTGGCAACCGAGACCAGACGACGGTCCTCGATCTTCTTTTTCTGGTCTTCGTGCAGCTTCACCTGGGAGGAGTAAAACAATTCGCGATCCCAGACGCGGTGGGAGTTGATGACGGGGTCGTGCTTGCCGGTGGGGTCAACCAGGCGAATGAACATGTCTTGCGCTTTCATAGGGGTCCTTGCCGCGTAGACCGCAGCCTTGAAGAGAGGGTGGGAGGATTAGGTGGGTGTTTCGGACTGTCGCTGAAGCTTGGCCAACTGGTTGGCGTTGGGAGGCAGCTCCAGGTAGTACACCTCGACGCAATACCGGGGCGTCTGCTTGAACAGCACCGGAGAAGAAGCGCGGCGCCTCGACATCAAGTCGCGCATCATTTCGGGATCAGCGAAGCCCAGGCGCTTGCCGGCGAACTGGACTTTCTCGCGCTGGGCGTCGGCTTCCAGGTAGGCAAGGACCTCTTTCACGTCCATCACCGACAGCTCAACCTTGTCGTATCCGCATTCAATCGCCCGGTGAATCTCCGGCAGCAGCCAACGCACCGTTTCCATTGCCGAGGCCTTGCGGGTTTCGAAGTCCTTGGCGTGGCGGCTCATGGTTTGCCCCGGGCCGCCAGCATGGCGTCGGCCATGTGGAAAGCAGCATTCGAGGTTCGGGCGCCGTCTTCGACAGTGATAGGTAGGCTGCTAGAAATCATTGCCTGCATGGCCTTGGCCGCGAAGTAATCGCGCAGCGTCATGCCAGAGCCGCCGGCGCCGTTCGTGCGCACATCGTTGTCAGGCGTGACCGGGAAGGCCGGCCCGCCACCTTTCTGTTGGTCCATGGGGTTACCTATTGAGTGATGAGGCCCGCGATTGCCGGGACCAGGAAGATGGTGAGGAAGAACAGCGCGCCGGTGATGGCCGAGGCCAGGCGGATAGCGTGGCGGCGTTGCCGCTGTCGAGTAGTCATCCCGATGAACCCATCATGTCGTCGCCGAAACACTCGCCATTGCAGCTCTCGCTCCCGCACTCAGGGCACCGATCTACTGGCTGCACATCGCGCTGGCAGTTCTCTCCGCCGCAATGGGGGCATTTCGTACCTGTCAGGTTCCCGTAAGGGCCAACCCAGTGGATTCCAAACCTTTCGCACTTGCTGCAAATCATGGTCATGGAAACCTCACAACAAGCATGTTGCGGCGAACCTCGATGCTGATCCGCTTGGGCAGATCAGTGACCAGAAAAAAGCCCTGCGATTGCAGGGCCCTGATCAGTCCGGGGATGGTGGGGGCGATGACCGCCCGGCATTTACTGGTCATAGCGGCGCTCCAGCAGGGTTTCGCGCTCATCAGAGCGCCAGTCGCCGGCCTCGAACGGGTAGTCGCTCGGTTCGGCATCGTCTTCGAATAGGGCGTCCGGTTCGTCTGGCGGTTCAAGCCAGAGGTCATAGGTACTCATGCCCGGGCCATTCGATCGTTCCGGCAGAGCCGGGCTACACGATTGCTACGGACGGCACTGATGCGGTGGTGCAGCAGAGCGGCGCTGGTGTGGTCGATGTCGCCACACATCAGGGCGTAGGAAATCATCCCCTCCGCGTAGCAAAGCTCTGACTCGGAGCCGACCAGATCACCGGCGGGCAGGTTTCGAGCCTTATCGAGCTGTTCCTCGAAAATCGTTCGCGCTGTCTTGTTGAACATGGTCGCCTCCAAGGGCGGTGATTTAGATGCGGTGGCCGCATGCCTTGGCCTGTTTAGCCAGGTTGTGCCACAGGGCTGCTTGAATCTTGTCGCCGGCAGCCAAGCTTTTGCGCGCCTTGGCCAGCAGCTGCTGTACGAGTGATTCATTCATGGCGTGTTGCTCCGGTTGTTTTCCCAATGCACCCGTCACCAGGTGCATCAGTGAAAAATTCCTTCTTGCTGGCCTACGGATCTAATCCAGCACCCCACATTGCCTAGGGTTTAAGTCGCTCTCATCGCCCAGAGGCGGCGACCGATGCCCAGCTATCTGCCTCAAGCTGGCTCGGAAATCTTTCTATCCAGCCGCGACCCTGTCCGCTGGAAAACTGATTCGGGGCTTTGCGCTGCGCACCCTGGGACAGTTGCCATCCCTCTGGACCGTTGAGGCCGGTCCATCGCTTGCCTTCTTGCTGGCCGGTGGTTATCCGGCAGGGGTAGAGCTAAAGAGTGGCCTCATGAATTTGCGTGTTGCGCATAAGGTGATTTGCATTATGCGCAATTAATAAATTGCGTCAAGCGCAAATTATGAAAAAACACGGACGCAAAAAAGCCCGCACAGGGCGGGCTCGATTGGAAGGGTGGGCGGCTATCGCCGGCTGAGGCGGGTGTAGAAGTAGTGCGTCATGGGTTGGATGGCGAAAACGGCGAAGAAGGCAGGCACGTACAGCGCCCACTCAGTCAGGGTCCGGGCTGCCTTACTGTCGATGTGTCCGGCCAAGATGAACGACCCCATCAGGATTGCACCGATGATAAAAAATCCAACCAATGCAAGGGTCTGAGCATGGCGCCATATGGCTTTCTGTTCGGGAGTTTGCATTTAAAGCCCCGTCATTTTGGTGTCGATCACTCGGCCGATGATCTTGAATGCAGTGTCGATCTGGATTGTTCTGTAGCCCGGATTCAATGGTCGCAGGTACTTGATGCCCGCATCCTCGACGTACTGCTTAAACGTGCTCTCGCCGCTTTCCAGTTTGATTACATAGTACTTGCCGCTGATGAGGTCGGCCTCTGGCTGCACCAGGATGCGCGATCCCTCTGGGAAACTAGGGTTGCCGGCGCAGGTCATCGAATCGCCCCGCACATCGAGCCAAAAACCGTTGGGGCCAGCGTTCTCTGTTGAGGCAATCCAGGTTTCTGCATCACCTGGGTGGAAGTTGTCGCATGATTCTGCCCATTCCCCGGCAATCACCCAACTGATCAAAGGATAATCCTTAAGGGGCCTGGTCGGTTGCAGCGCCGCCTGTACGTTAGACATTCCGGCGTCTTGTGCTTGCGCCAGTTCGATACCCAACACCGTCATGATTCTGCCAAGCAGCTCTTTGCTGGCGAATTGCTTACCTCGCTCAAGGCGTGACAGGTTGCCCGCGTCGGTCTCGACACGGTGCGCCAGTTCATCAAGCGTCCAGCCCTTGGCTTTTCGCGTTTGTCTGATCAGTTTTCCTATATCCATTGTTCAATTCTCATTGTCCGTTGCGTTGCACGCAAAGCGCGACGTGCAAATTTTGCTTGCGCTTAATTTGCGCAATGCGCAAAATCGGCTCGTCTCCCACATAAGGCGTACTGCCATGACCCCCTTGAAGCGTGCCCGTACCGCTCGCAAATGGACGCTTGCCGATGTCTCGGCCCGTCTTGCGCAGACCGGTGATGCCATCGATTCCGGAAACCTGTCCCGCATTGAGCGAGGCGTTCAGCGTGCATCCGCAACCCTTGCGGAAAACCTGAGCCGGGTTTTCGGCGGAGAAATCACCGAGATCCACATCCTTTACCCGGAGCGTTTCACCGACTCCGGAGAAGAGGCGGCCTGATCATGTCGAGCCCATTGAACCAAGAGCAGACCGTAAGGGCCCGCAAGAACTACGCCGTCTTGATGCAGAAGCTTGCGTCGATAGGCAACGCACCCGTGGCGCTTGCAGTGGGTTGCGACGAAGCGACGATCAGCCGCATGAAGCCAGAGAAGTTCGAACAGCTGTGCATGATTCTCGCCGTGCTGGGGCTGAAGGTCGTTCCCGAGGAAATGCGCTGCTTTAACGAGCAAGACATTGCGATGTTCATCCACGGATCAAAGCGTTGGATGGAACACATCCAGGGCGTTGACCAGTTGGCGGAGGGTTGACCCGTGGACTGGTTCCGGATGTACGGCGAGTTTGCCACCGACCCCAAAGTGCAGATGATGAGCGAGGCAGATCAACGCCGCTTCGTCATGCTGTTATGCCTGCGTTGCAGTAACGACGATGTAACGTTACATGAAACAGAAATCGCGTTTCAGCTCCGTATCAGTAACGAGGAGTGGGCAACCTCGAAAGCCCTGTTTCTTGCGAAAGGGCTCATTGATGGAGACTGCCAACCGGTCGCATGGAACAAGCGCCAATTCGTCTCCGACTCAAGCAGGGCAAGGGTTGCAGCCCATCGCGCAAAGAAGAAACAGGAAGGTAACGTTACTGTAACGCCACCAGATACAGATACAGATACAGATAAGCCTATTGATGGTATTGCCCGCGAAGGTCGTTTCCCGATGCCGCTCGATGGCTGGGGCGTTGACCACAAATCCTTCAAGGCTGTCGCCTTCAAAAATTCGGTACCGACCTCAGCGCTAACGCCAGAGATCCTAGCCGCGTTCACCTCGTACTGGCATGCCCGGCCCGAGAAAGAGCAATCCCAGGCCCAATGGGAATTCCAGCTCGTACAACACCTGAACAATCTCATTCAACGCGCCAAAGCCAGCGGGAGCACCGCCAATGGATACGCTCGACCTGAAAACACTGCCGAAGGCCAAACCGGCCGTGGTCCCGAAGCAAATCAACGGCGTCCTCGACAGGGCTCAAGGTCAGCTGTCGACCAAGTCCGAGACGCCATTGCCGAGCGAAAAGCCCGAGAAGCTCTCGCAAGCCATGATGGACAAGCTCTGGCTCAAGATGACGGAGATGTACGGCCATCGCTGGACGGCGAATTTCGGCGTATCAGCTGATCCTGGTCATTCCTGGGCAACCGTGCTCAAGGGTTTGACCGGTGACCAGTTGGCAAACGGCCTGAACGCGCTGGTGGAAAAGGCCGATGAATTCGACTGGCCGCCGCCGGCGAACGTCTTTCGCTCGATGTGCCTGCAAGTGCCTGGACTGCCAAGTGAGGGTCAGGCCTGGGACGAAGCCAGGGCCGGGACGTACAGCCACCCAGCCGTGCGCATCGCTGCAGAAGCCACGAGCACGTTCGACCTGCACACCGCAAAGAACAACGACAAGGCGCTACGCCAGCGCTTCGAACGCAACTACGCCATCGTCATGCGCCGCGCACAGACCGGCCAACCGCTCGAAGGGCGAATTGCCAAGGGCATCGGCAGCGACAGCATGCGTCCACGGGAGCAGGTCCAGCTCGAGCACAGCCGCAAGGAAGCTGACCGCATCGTCGAAGTCCTCGAAATACCCAAAGACCCCAAGGCCTGCCGCGCTCTGCTGCTCGCCAAGATGGGCATCAGGAGAAACGCCAATGTCTGAATTCAAACCTGTGTCGTTCCTGGTGCCAGGCGAAGCCATCGGCAAGGGCCGCCCCCGTGTGTCAACGATCGGTGGCCATGCACGCATGTTCACGCCCAAGAAAACCGCCAACTACGAAACCCTGATCGCCATGGCAGCACAGCAGGCCATGCAAGGCCGTGAGTTGATCGCCGGCCCAGTGCTGGTGGAACTCAAAATCTTTGTGGCCGTCGCCGCCTCCTGGTCGAAGAAGAAGGCCGCCGAAGCCCTGCAAGGCATCGTCATGCCCACCAAGAAGCCCGACGCCGACAACGTGCTCAAGGCCATCTGCGACGGCATCAACGGCATCGTTTTCAAGGATGACGTCCAGGTCGTCAACGTCTCGCTCAGCAAGCGATTCAGCGAAACACCGGGCGTCTCCGTTCGCGTCGTACCGCTGGAGGGCAAACCATCGTGAAAACCACCCTGCTGCACATCAATGCCGCGATGCTCGTTGTTCTGGTGTTCGCGGCCTACAAGCTCCACCAGCTCGGCCTGCCAGCTGTTTGCCAATGATCACCGGGGGAATCATGAACACGCCAAAGATGGTTTGGACCACTCACAAGCTCGCCGATGGATGGGTGTTGCTCTGCGTCGATGTCAACCTCGAACAGCTCGGCGAGCCTGAAGCACTGTTGGGGTTTCGCAAGGCTGTGCATCCGTTCCACTTCGATGATTTGCAAGATCCTGTGGGGGAATTCACCGCCGTTATCGCTGAAATGACTAACGCGGTGACGTGGGGCATGCAGGGGGTGGAGTGCGCTCAATCTCTGATTGCTTCGCGTGCGTGCGCGTTTGGGGCCTGACCATGCTTGCCCTGGTCGAGCAGCGGGTTGACTGGTTTGCGGTCATCACCGTGCTGTCACGCTCCGGCTACTCCCCGCAGTCGGTTGCGGATGCCATCGGCGTGGCTCGGACCACGCTGCTGGGTTGGAAACAGGGCGCTGAACCTCGCTACACCGAGGGCGAGCGCCTTGTGTCGTTCTGGTGCCAGATCACCGGGAATGACCGTACAAGACTGCCCATGGTCGCCGTTGGTGACTGGTGGGCTTATCATTCGAAAGCCTAAACACGGGATGAGCTCGATGAACTACGAAAACGTTTTGCTGATTGGTGGTCCGAAGGACGGCGCTCGCATGTCTGTGCTGGAGGGTATGTCGCGCATCCAATTCGCCGAGGCGAGCGAGGCAGGCCACAGGCCTATCGGCGGGCGCACGCCAACAGTGATGGATTTTCAAACTGTGGTTTACAGGCGTGAGCCTATGCACAGCAGCATGGGCTTCAAGGGCACCGTGTACGTGATTGATAACGGCGTTTGTGCGATTCAAGCTCTGATCGAGGGCTACCGTGGCAGCCGCGAAGCATTCGAAGCTCTGGCACGCAAACAAGGCTACAACACTGACCAGGACGAGAATGGATACTTCAGCAAGAAAACCACGGAGCTGTACGAGTTCTGGTGTGGCGGGAGGGGTTGAAATGGCCCTGATGCAGGTGTGTCCCAGATGTCGCGACGCCTACAGGCTCGGAGAGATACGCGGCCAGTTGTGCGCGCAATGCACGCGCGACATCGCTGCAGAGGTCAAGCGTGATGACGATAAGACCGCCCTCGCCAATGACCTGGTGCGAGGCAATCCGAAATAGTCGGGATCCCGACACCCTGACGCGATGATCCTTGCCTCCATCGCTGCCCCGCCATCGTGTGGGGCTTTTTTTTGACTCTGGAGGCCAGACCATGAAAGCCCCAGTCAGGAGTACGAACATGGCAAACCCTGCACCGGAAGGGATCGTTGAGGCTGTAGGGGCGTCGGTTGCCAGCAAGGGCATGATGGTCGGCGCGGCCACAGGCGTTGCTGGTTGGCTTTCCCAGGTCAACTGGATAGGGATCACTGGCGTTGGCATTGCGGTGCTGGGCTTTGCGGTCAACACGTACTTCCAGATCCGCCGGGACCGCAGGGAGGACGCAGAGAGCGCCGCTCGCATCCAGGCCCTGCGCGATCAGTGCCGGCCATGAGCAACCGCAACCGTATTGCCGTGGGCCTGCTGAGCATCAGCGCCGCCGGCTTCGGCATGTGGCAGGCCAACGAAGGCTTGACCACCACCGCAGTTATCCCCACCAAGGGCGACGTGCCCACCATCGGCCACGGCTCGACCCGCTACGAGGATGGCCGGCCTGTCCAGATGGGCGACACCATCACCCCCAAGCGTGCCGAGGTACTGGCCCGCAACCTGATCAGCCAGGACGAGAAGCTGTTTGCCGCATCCCTGCCAGGCGTGAGCCTCTTCCAAGCCGAGTTCGACGTGTACCTGGACTTCACAGGCCAATACGGCATCGGCACCTGGCGCAACTCATCGATGCGCTCAAAGCTGCTCACAGGCCAATACGCCCAGGCCTGTGCCTCGCTGCTCAAATACCGATTCGCCGCTGGCTATGACTGCTCGACACCCGGGAACAAGCGTTGCCCGGGCGTGTGGTCTCGTCAGCTCAAGCGCTACAGCCAGTGCATGGCAGCTCAATAACCCCACCACCACCCGAGGCAATACCCATGGATAACCAGCACAAGAAGATCACCGGCTATCGCGACCTTACCCAGTCCGAAATCGACGGTATGAACTCCATCAAGGCTCTGGAGGCTGACACCGGCGAGCTGTTCAAGCAGATCAGCCAGATTGAAGGCGTTGACCCACGGCTGCTGGCTCTGGCCAAGACCAACCTGCAACAGGGCTTCATGTGGTTTGTGCGCTCCATCGCCAAGCCTGCCGACCCCTTCGCCTGATTGGTGCGCGCCATGACTCGCTACCTCATCGCTGGGCTGGTTGTGGCGCTCATCCTCGTCGGCTGGCGTCTTGACCATGTCAGCACCAGGCTCAGCACCGCAACGGAGCGTGTAGGCACGCTGGAGGCCTCGATAGAGTCTCGCAAGGCCACTCAGAAGCTGCTGGCCCAGCTCGACACCGACAACACGAAGGTACTTACCAATGCTCAAGCATCCAACAAGGCTCTTCTTGCTCGCCTCGGCTCTGGCGGTCAGCGCCTGTCAGTCCCAGCCCGCTGCCCCGTCGTGCGAGCCGGCACAGGCCCCGGCAGCGTGGATGATGCAGAAGCGCGAACCGAACTTGACCCAGCGCATAGTCAACGAATTATCACCATCACCAACGACGGAGACGAAGCCATCATCGCCCTGAACGCGCTTATCGACCACGTCAACGCCGGTTGCCTCCCTCGCAAATAGTCGGGAAACCGACAGCCCGCCACCACGATGCTGGGGCCTCTTTGATGAACCATCACCGAGGCCCACCAGCATGCCAGCGCCAGACCTTACCCCTCAGACCCCCGGCGAACCGCTCGCCACCATCACACCGCTTGCGCCCTCAGATATCGACGCAGGCGCCCAGGCCCCAGCCCAGCTCTACAGCGCCAAGCACAACGGCGGTGGGCGCTGGAAGATTTGGTGCGCACCTGCCGAAGGCGATGCCGATTGGTTCAGTGACTTCATGGTTGCCGGTGACGGTGCCAAGGACCAAGCCGAAGCCGAGGCCCAGCGCCTGAACGCCGGCGGCGAACCGCTCGTCATCGACGCCCAGCGCGATGGCGACCGTGAGGCGCTGAGCAAACCAAAGCCCGCGGCTTCCAACGCCGTTGACCCAACCACCCTGAAACAGGCAGTCATGACCCCTGACGGCTGGCTGTGCCCTGAACCAAAGGTCAAGGAGTAACGACATGGGAAGCCGACCAAAGAAGCCAAAGGTTGTTGCCGCGCCTGACCCGCAGGTCGAGGCACAGAAGGCCGCCGACCTTGCAGCGCAGAAGGCCAACGAAGAGACGGCCACCCGCAAGAAGCGCAAGCAGGAAAGCAGCCTGCTGTCGTCTGCCGGCGCCGCTGGCAGCGTCCTGGAACAGGGCAAGAGGACACTCGGAGCATGAACGCAGACCAGATCGCCAAAACGCTGAGCACCTTGAAGTCTCTCCGCTCGCCGCATGAGTCGGTCTGGCGCGATTGCTTCGACCACAGCTACCCGATCCGGGGTAGCGGCTTCTGCACGGAGCAGATCACGGCCATGGAAGCGCAGATGCGCAAGGCCAGGATGATCGACGGGACCACCACGGACGCGGCCCGCATCCTGTCATCCGGCATCATGTCGGGCCTGACCCCGGCGAACTCCCTGTGGTTCGGCATGGATGTTGGTCAGGAGACCGACGAGGAACGCAGGTGGCTTGACGACTCTGCCGACATCCTCTGGCAGAACATCCACGCATCCAACTTCGACGCAGCCGCCTTTGAGGGGCTTATCGACGTTGTATGCGCTGGGTGGTTTGCCCTGTACATCGATCAGGACATGGAGAAGGGAGGCTTTACGTTCGATCTGTGGCCTATCGCGAGCGTGTACGCCTCTGCGTCCAAGGCTGGCGGCAAGATAGATACCGTGTACCGGGAGTACAAGCTCACGGCAGAGCAGGCGGTAAACGAGTTCGGCGAAGAAAACCTCAGCGAGAACACCCGCAAGCTGGCGAAGGACAAGCCGCAGGAGCTGGTGCGCTTCGTTCACGCCATCTACCCGCGCAGCACGTACATGGTGGGCGCCAAGCTGGCGAAGAACATGCCTATCGCTTCCTGCAAGGTCGAGGTAGAGGCAAAGCACCTGGTCAGCGAATCGGGCTACCACGAAATGCCGGTGGTGGTTCCGCGCTGGATGATGATCCCTGACAGCGTGTACGCGGTGGGCCCGGTGTTCGATGCGCTGCCAGACTCCCGCACCCTGAACGAGTTGTGCCGCATGGACCTGGCAGCCGGTGACCTGGCTATCGCCGGCATGTGGATTGCCGAGGACGACGGTGTTCTCAACCCTCGAACCGTCAAGGTCGGGCCGCGCAAGATCATTGTCGCCAACAGCGTCGACAGCATGAAGCCCCTGCAAAGCGGCTCGAACTTCCAGTACGCGGAAACCAAGATCGCCCGGTTGCAGGGCTCCATCCGCAAGATCCTCATGGCTGACCAGCTCCAGGCGCAGGACGGCCCGGCGATGACTGCCACCGAGGTACATGTGCGGGTGAACCTGATCCGGCAACTGCTGGGACCGGTCTATGGCCGTCTCCAGACCGAATACCTGCAACCTCTGGTGGAGCGTTGCTTTGGCATCGCCTACCGCGCTGGCGTGCTGGGTGCTGCGCCTGAGTCGCTGGCTGGCCGCAACTTCACCGTGCGCTACCTGTCGCCGCTCGCCCGGTCGCAGAAGCTGGAGGAGGTCACCGCCATTGACCAGTTCTTGGCCGGTGCCGTGGCGATTGCAGCCGAGACGCAAGACCCATCGGTGCTGGACAACATCGACATGGACGAGGCCCAGCGCTTCAAGGGCGAAGCCTTGGGCGTTCCGTCGTCCGTCATCCGCAGCGTGGCCGCACGCGACAAGCTGCGCGAGGATCGAGCCACAGCCAACCAGCAGGCGCAGGAACAGGCTCAACAGCAAATGATGCAACAGCAGGCCGGTGAGGCTGCGCTCAAACAGCAAGGGGCGGCGGCATGAAGCTGACACCAGAACAGACCGACGCCATGTTCAAGCGGGTGTTCGAGGAGCACCACGAAGGCCGTGTTGTGCTGGAGCTGCTGATTCAGCGCTTCGCCAAGAACGCATGCACGGTTGGCGGCATCGACGCAATCCTCACCACCTACAAACAAGCCGGGGCTCGTGAGGTCCTGGATCACGTTGTATTGCGGATCAACCGCGCCAACGGCGTGCAAGAAGACGCCAACGATAACGACGAGCAAGGGGAATAACGATGAACTGGTTTATCCATGGCCGACTGGGTCACTTCTTCATGGCCGAGGCAGGCGAGGGGGGCGATCCCTCAACAGTGACCGCACCGCCGGCCTCTGCCACGCCACCTGCCACGTCTGTGCTGAGCGGCGGTAACACCTCAACCGACTACATCCCGGAAAAGCTCCGGGTCATGAAAGAGGATGGCAGCCTTGACCAGGAAGCATCGTCCCGCAAGGTTGCCGAGGCCTACAAACACCTTGAGACACGGTTTGGTTCTGGTGATGTTCCGCCCAAGACTGCCGACGAATACGCCGTCAAGCTGGAAGGGGTTGAGGGTTTCAACTGGGAAGAGTTCAAGGCAGACGAGGGGACTCAATCGTTCTTGAAGGGCGCCCACGCCAAGGGCCTGACCAATGACCAGGTGCAGTACGTCATCGGCGAATACATGAAGGCGGCGCCCGGCCTGGTAGAGGGTGGTGTGCAGCTCTCGACCCAGGACTGCACCGCCGCCCTCAAGGCCGCCTGGGGCGATGAAGCGGCCATGAAAAGCAACGTGAGCGCCTCCTATCGTGCCGCCGAGGCATTCGCCAGCGAAGCCGGCAAGCCGGGCAACTTCGAAGCCCTGATGAGCAAGTACGGCAATGACCCGGACTTCATCGCCTTTACCGCCAACATTGGCAAAGAGCTGAAAGAGGACAGCGCCATCAGTGGCGGCAGCGTGGTCAGCGATGGCGACTTCGCGGTCAAGTCGGCTGAGTTGCGTGCCCAGCTCGAAGCCATGCCACAGCACGATCCGAAGCGCGCCGGCATCAAGGCCCAGCTCGATGGCATGTATGAGGCCAAATACGGCAAGACCAAATCCCGCTTTTGACCCCCGCCGCAAATAGTCGGGAAACCGACACCTCCCATGCACAAACATCGCAGGCATCCCAGCAATGGGCCGGCCTGCGATGGCACGCAGACAACCGGAACGCCCCGAGGCGCAGCACAGCCGATGCACGCCAGGAACACCGGCCCGCATAGCGGATAACCGGCAGGCAATCCCTTATCTGCATTGGAGTGCATCGTATGTCCTTTCAAATCACCGAAGCCTTCGTCCAGCAGTTCGGCGACAACTTCCGCCACCTGGCGCAGCAAATGACCTCGCGGCTTGAAACCCGCGTGAGCATCGAACCGAACATCGTCGGCATGTCCAAGTCGATCAACCGCATGGGTCAGCGTACTGCCAAGCGCCGCACCACTCGCCACGGCGACACCCCGATCAACGATCAACCACACAGCACGCGCTTTGTGGATCTGTTCGACTGGGAAGATGGCGACATGCTCGACGACCAGGACAAGATCCGCATGTTGGTTGATCCAACCTCGGACTACGTCAAAGCCATGGTTGCCTCTCTCAACCGCACCAAAGACGACGTAATCATCGCCAGCATGGGCGGCAACTCCCGCGCCACCACCGGCAACATCATCTTGCCGACTGCCCAGAAGATCGCTGTGGGCGGCACTGGCTTGACCAAGGCCAAGATCATTCAGGCCCGCAAGCTGTTCCGCCGCAACGAAGCCGACAACCACAACGGCGAGGAACTGTTCATCACCTACAGCGCCTCGGCAGCGGCTGACATCCTGGCCGATGCGACCTTGACCAGCGCTGACTACATGGCCGGCAAGTTCCTCGAGGATGGCGACGTCGAAGGCAAGTGGATGGGCTTCACCTGGATTCCGTCCGAGCGCACCCCGCTGTCCGCCGGTACTCGTCTGCTCTACGCCTGGGCCAAGTCTGGCGTAACCCTGGGCAAGGGCGCCGACATCACCACCAAGGTCGGCGAGGATCCTGGCAAGGGCTTCAACGTCCGTATCTACGGGAAAATGTCCATCGGTTCTGTGCGGGTGGAAGAAGAAAAGGTCGTGGAAATCGCTGCGCTCGAGACGTAAGTCTCAGGCAATGCCTCTCCACCCATCTGATCAGGAGCATGAATCATGGCAGTAGTAACCACCAAATCCCTGGCCGTCACCAACTCTGACGCGCTCCCACAAACCCTGTCGCCCCAGCGCATCGACGGCGGTCGCCTGCGTGAGCGGGTTGGCTTCATCGAGGCTGGTGCCGCCGACTCCATTGGTTCGGTGTATCGCCTGACGCGCATCAACTCGGTGGACCGTGTGTCCCGGCTGTTGCTGTCGTGCGATGCGATCACCACCGCCGTTGGCGACATCGGCCTGTATGACGTCACGGCAGTCAATGCCGGTGCCGCTGTAGACGTGGACTTCTTCGCGTCGGCCCAGGCCCTCACCGCTGCGCTGGTCAACCAGGACGTGACCCACGAAGCGGACCCGACGGACGCTGGCGTTGGCTTTGGCCTGGCCGACATCGAGAAACCGCTGTGGCAGGCCCTTGGCCTTGCTGCTGACCCTGGCAAGCAATACGACGTAGCAATCACGCTGACTGCTGCTGCAACCGGTGCCGGGACCGTGAGCCTGAAGTTGCAGTACATCGACGGCAACTGATCATCGAGGCGGCCAGGGAAGGCAATCAATTTACCGGGGCCTAGTGCCCCGGTCTTTTTATCTGGAGGTTGAGGATGACCATGGCGACCGGTGTTTCGATTTGTTCCAATGCCCTGCTGATGCTGGGCGCACAGACCATCAACGACTTCAACGACCAGTTGAACCTGGATCGGGCCAAGCTCTGCGCCAACCTGTACCCCACCGTCCGCGACGATATGCAGCGCCAGCACCCGTGGAACTGCTGCATTAAGCGCGCCGTGCTGGCACCTGATGCGGCTGCGCCTGCCTTTGGTTATGAGCATTCCTTCGAGCTGCCAGCCGACTGCCTGCGCGTGCTGGAGGTTGGAACGGATGACCAGCAGATCGATTATCTGGTCGAGGGCCGAAGCATTCAGGCCGACACCACGGTGCTTGAGCTGCGCTACGTGTTCCGCAATGAGGTGGAAAGCACCTGGGATACCAACCTGATTGCCATCATGACGCTGGCGATGTCTGCCGCGCTGGCTTATCCGGTGACCCAGTCGGCGGCCAAGGAGACGGCCCAGGAGCAGAAGCTCGAAATGGCGCTGCGTAAGGCCCGCGCAGTTGACGGCCAGGAAGATCCACCCCAGACCTTGGGCGACGAGCGCCTGCTTGCCTCCCGCTTTGGGAGCTACTGGTAATGGCCCGCCTGACCCTGATTCAAACCAACTTCACCGCCGGCGAGGTTTCGCCAAGGATGCTGGGGCGCGTTGACCTGGCCCGCTACCAGAACGGCGCCGAGACTATCGAGAATGCTTGGCCGGTCATCCATGGAGGCTGTGTGCGCCGGGACGGCACCTTGTTCGTAGCCGCGGCGAAGTTCCCCGACAAGAAGTGTCGGTTGATCCCCTACGTGTTCAACACCCAACAGGCCTACATGTGCGAGTTCGGCGACCTGTACGTGCGGATCTACTACCCCGACGGCACCTATACCGGCGTCGAGCTGGTCAGTCCCTACAGCCACACCGTGCTTGACCGGGTGGACTACGTGCAGGGCGCAGACACCATGTTCATCTTCAACAGCGCGATCCCGGTCTATCGCCTGCGCCGGCTCGCCGATACTGAGTGGAGCCTTGCGCCGGCTCCGTTTGTGACCAAGCCCTTCGATGAGAAGGGTATCGACTTCACAACCTCAATCACGTTCAGCGATCCAACGGTCGGCACTGGGCGCACGGCCACCGCTGCCGTATCCGCGTTCCTGGCATCTGATGTGGGCCGCGAGATATGGTCCGGCGGTGGCGTTGCCAAGATCACCGCATACACCAGCGCCACGGTGGTGACTGTTGAGGTGTTGAACGCCTTCACCGATGCCGTGCGACCCACGTGGTCGCTCAAGGGCTCACCACAGACCACCAACACCCTGAGCGCTGCCACACCCGTGGGCGGCGTCGTCACCATGACCTTGGGTGCTGCTGGCTGGCGTACCGACGACGTGGGCAAGTTCGTGAAGATCAACGGCGGATTGCTTGAGGTCAGCATTTACACCAGTCCCACCGTGGTATCGGGAATCATCCGCTCGGCGCCGACATCTGCCGTTGCATCGCCGGCCAACGCCTGGTCGCTTGAGGCGTCAGTTTGGAACGACATCGACGGCTACCCCGGAACGGGAACGCTGTATGAGCAGCGCCTTGCTCTGGGCGGCTCTGTGAACTACCCACAGACTATTTGGGAGTCGCGCATCAGCGAGTACCTGAACTTCGAACTGGGCACCAAGGATGATGACGCTCTGTCCTACAACCTGTCGTCTGACCAGATCAACCCGATCCTTCATATGGGGCAGATCAACGCCCTGATTCCGTTGACCTACGGTGGTGAGTTCACCGTCAGCGGCGGCGTTGAGAAGTCCATCACTCCTACTAACATCCGGGCGAAGAACCCATCGGTCTACGGCTGCAACCGTGTGCGACCGGTCCGCATCGGCAACGAGCTGTATTTTGTCCAGCGCGCCAACCGCAAGCTCCGGGCCATGGCCTACAAGTACGACTCGGACACGTTCGGTTCGCCTGACATGTCGATCCTGTCCGAGCACGCCACCAAATCCGGCATCGTTGACATGGCGTACCAGCAAGAGCCTGAGTCGATCCTGTACCTGGTGCGTGCGGATGGCGTCATGGCAACCATGACCGTTGACCGTGACCAAGACGTCATCGGCTGGGCGCGCCAGATCACGGACGGTGCCTTTGAATCCTGCGCCTCCATCCCAATCCCTGACGGCGACCAGGTCTGGTGCGTTGTGCGCCGCACGATCAACGGCCAGAACGTCCGCTACATCGAGCGGTTCAACCAGGGCATACGGGTTGATAGCGGCGTGTTCGCCATCAACGAGGCCAAGCCGGTTACCTGGGGTGGCTTAGCCCACCTTGAAGGTAAGACCGTGGACATCGTCGCCGATGGCATCGTCATGCAGCAGCAGACCGTCGTCGGCGGTCAAGTGACTTTGCCCAGGCCTGCCAGGTTTGTGCAGATCGGCCTCAACTTCGTAACAAAGATCAAAACGTTGACGCCAGAAGTTCAGGGCAGCACCGGCAGCGTGCAGGGCAACAGCATGCGCATTGGGGAGATAACCCTGCGCCTCCTGGAAACCACCGGCTGCAAGGTCAACGGCCAGATCATCGCATTCCGCTCGACCGGAGCCGGAACCCTGGACCAGCCACCCGACCTGTTCACCGGAGTCCATCGAATGGAGAGCCTTGGGTGGGGGCGCGGTGAGGCCTCGATAACCATCACCCAAGAGCAGCCTTTGCCCTTCCAGCTTCTGAGCGTCATCAAGAAAGCCACGTTCAACGATTGAGGTAACCCGCCATGATTCGGCCCGCCAAGCACTCCGACGTCCCTCGACTTGTTGAACTCGCCACCCTGCTGCATGCAACAAGCGACTACTCGAAGATGTCTTTCTGTCCCGATAAAACCGGGGCGTTCCTGCATGAGCTGATCAATGGGGCAGGGGTTGTTTTCGTTGCCGAGGTAGGCGGTGAGGTTGTTGGCGGTATGGCCGGAGGCATCGTTGATCAATGGTTCAGTCATGACCTGATCGCTTACGACTACTCGATATTCGTCGAGCCGTCCAAGCGCAACGGGGTGAGCGCCATCCGCCTGATCCAGACCTTCAAGGAGTGGGCCAAGATCAAGGGCGCCAAGCAAATCCATATGGGTATTGGCACCGGCGTAAACGTCGAGGGAACAACCCGCCTTTATGAATCCCAGGGGCTGCGAAACGTCGGGCCCCTTTTGATGATGGAGATCTAACCATGGCTGTTGGAGCAGTTGGAGCGGCAGGGTACGCGGCATATGCCGCTATCGCAGCCGCTACGGTTTATTCGGTCTACTCGACCCAGCAAGCGGGCAAGCAGGCACAGCTCAATGCCAACGCGCAAAGCGACCAGGCCGCCCTGGATGCAGATACGGCAGCCAGCGCCGCAGTGGTGCAGGCCGACCGGATTCGACGTCTTGCGCGCAACCAGGCGAGCGAAGCCAACGCCGCATTGGCAGCCTCGGGCGTCGAGGTGGGGGCCGGAACCGCGATCAACATCAACGAAGAGATCATCGGCAATGCTGAGGAAGATGCGGCGTTGACGATCTTCAACGGCCGCAACCAGCAATCCAGGCTCTACAACGACTCAGCGAACTACACGATAGCCGGCCAGCAGGCCAGGTCAGCGGCCAACTCACAATCGATCGGCACCGTGCTTTCTGCTGGCGCTCAGACCGCCTCGATGTGGAAGGCTTCGGCGGCTGGCCGTAACGGAACCGTCACGCAGGCAGGGGGTAACACCTGATGGCACAGATTCCACTGGGTAGCTTTGGACAAGTCGCCGTCCAGCAAGAAACCCCGCAGAACCGTGTGATTACGGTCGATAGCGGCGCACAGAACCAGGCTGCCCAGCGGGCGGCCTCTGCCGTTCAGGGCGCTGCACTGGGCTATCTGGACCAAGTCAACAAAGAGGATCAAGCGCTCTCCAGAGTCAAGGCCAGCAATGCGCTGATCGACCGTGAGTCCCAAATCAAGACCATTGCTAATGACCTTGATGAGCAGATGCGTACCGGCCAACTCGGCTATGACAAGTCGGAGGAAGCCTACCAATCGGCGGTATCAAAGCTACCGGCGCTTGAAACGCCAGGGCTCGACCCAGCGCAGCAGGGTGAGATTGGTAACTCCCTCAAGCGTTTGCAGCTGGGTGGACTGGCAAAGGTGCAGGAGGCTGCTGGCAAGGGCCGCATCCTGGCCGCGCAAAGCGACCTAACTTCCCGCATGGACATGCTTGGCAAAGACGCAGCCATGCCCGGTGCCAACGTTGACCAGATCAATGCCCGCATGGATGCCGAGGATATCGACGTAGCTGGGCGCCTGGCGTTCGGTGAGGCCTGGACCAGCAAGAAACAGGAATTCAAGGACGACAACTGGACCACGCACGCGACCCAGCGCGTCATCGAGTCACGCGAAAGCATCGGCAGCCTGCAAAAGCTTGAGCACGACTTGACCGCCGAGGATGGGTTCTATGCCAAGAAGCTGGACCCGGAGAAGCGCAATCAGTTACTCAACACCGTCAGCGGTCGAATCTTCCAGGTGAAGGAACACCAGCAGCGCCAGGCTGAAATGCGAGAAATGAAGGCTGAGCGCATCCTCACACAGATGGATCGGCAGGCATCGACAGGCATTCCACCAACGCCAGCGGATCAGCAGCGGTGGAAGTCGGCCTTGTCTGGCACCTCCATGGCTGGCGAGTTCAATGCCCGCATGGGTGAAATGGTCGAATCGCAGAACCTGCTGCGCCAGCCAATCGCCGCACAACAGCAATACGTGGACCAGATGCGCCTGGACATGGCAAAGAACGGCGCCAGCGTTACTCAGCAGGCCAACGTGACCCGCCTGCAATCTGCCATCGACAACAACCTAAAGCTGCTGCGCGACAGCCCGCTGAGCTTTAACGCTATGCGCACAGGGCAGGACGTTGCGCCCCTGGACGTCTCGGGTATCGCCACGCCAGAGGGGCAGGCCAAGCTGGGCGAGCAGATCGCCGAGCGCTTCGATGTGGTCAACTCCGTGCGCAAGGCATACGGCCCCGAGGTGGCCCGCGTTCCGTTCAAGCCTGAAGAAGTGACCATGCTTACGTCCGTCATGACCCAGGCCGACGACGCTACCAAGCTGCAACTACTGGGCGCCATTGCGGCCTCTTCGCCGTCTGGCGCTGACTATGCCGCCGCCATCAAGCCATTGGTTGCCGATCAGCCCATAACAGTGCTGGCTGGCATGGCCCAGTTCCGTGGGCTCAAGGGCAAGGACGGAACCGACGTGCCCAAAATGTTGCTAGCCGGCGGCAAGGTCCTGAAGGACAAGTCGGTGCCGCTGCCCAAGGACAACATCTTTCGTGAGGCATTCGAGGAGCACATCGGCACATCCATGGCCCCGGGCACGCCACAGCGGGAGCAAGCCTTCCTGGCCTTTAAATCCCTGTACGCAGGCACAGCCGCTGCCAAAGGGGTTGTTTACGGCGAGGGTGAGGATCTGGATGGCGACACCGCCCAGGCCGCCATCGACATGGCAACCGGTGGTATCAGCGAACGTGGCGGGGCCAAGGTCATCAAGCCCTACGGCATGGCCGATGATGCCTTCGATAAGGTAGTGGACCTGGAGCTGCAAGGCATGGCCGAGCGGACCAAGTTCCCGATAGGCCAGCTGGAGGACATGCCGCTGTCACCAGTGCCTGGCCGTGAGGGCTCGTATTACCTGATGAATGCAGGCCGGGTGCAGATCGACCCGGCGACCCAGCAACCTATGGTGGTGAAAGTCAAATGAGCTGGCTTGATGGATTGGTCGAAGAGAACGAGGCGTTAAGCCAGGATCAGCGCTTCGAACGCACAGAGGAAAAGCCCAAGCCGGGCGCCTTCACGGGTGCCCTTGATACGTTGGGGCCCAACCTGCTGCGCGGTGGGCTTGAGGCCGGCGGCGCTATTGAGTCCGGGTTCAGCTCGCTTTGGCAGGGCGGCCTCGATCTGGCCGCCAGCGCATTGCTGCCCGAGCCTAAGTTTGGCGGCTCGCCTGACGTGACCAGCGCCGAGCGGTCCAGCCAGGAAACCCTGGGGCAGGGCACGGCCAAGGAAGTCATGGACCTGCGTCCTGATCCTGCTGAGGTTGGCGTTGTCGGGCAGATCCTTGGCGAGGCTGCTGCCGTTCTGCCGCGCACCGTGGTGGGCACTGTGCTCGGCGGGCCTGTGGGAGCGGCGGTTGCTGCTGGTGCACCTGCTGGCTACTCCGGCAAACAGGTTGGCATGGCCGAAGGGTTGGACGAGGAAACCGCGACCTACAAGGGCGCAATTGATGCGGCCACTGTAGGCGTTGGCGCTGTGCTTCCTGCTGCCCGCTTCGTCAAGCCGCTGCTTGGAGACGCCGCAATTGCTGTGGGAGCGAACATTGGCTTGGGCATGGCCGGGAGAGGCGCTACGGCCAAGCTGTTGGAGAGCAACGGCTACACCGCCCAGGCCGCGCAATACCAGGCCATGGACGGAACAGCCATCGCTACGGATGCCATCTTGGGTGCTGCGTTCTTCGGCATCGGTCGCGCAGGCCTGCGCCGGCCCACCACAAAACAGATCGACGCGGCGTTGAGCGAACGCACGTTCCAGCATGCCGACATCGATACCGCCCCGGGCGCACCAATCAACCCACGCTCAGCGGTGGCACATCAGGACGCCATACGCACGGCCATAAGTCAGCTGAGCCGTGGCGAACCTGTGAGGCTTCCGGAGAGCATCCATTCAGCCGAGTTCCTGCGCACTGCTGATGAATCACCGGTCCTTGCCCCCAGCCGTGACGTGGCGCTGGCGACCGCCCGCCAGGACTTGGAGCCGACGTTGCGCCTTGAGCTGGAGCAGGAAGCCGCGGGGATTCTGCCCAACGTGCGCGACGTCAAAGCCGAGCTATCCACGGTAGCCCGCAGCCTGGAAGGGCTGGACGATACGTTCCGTGTTCGAGCAAAAGAGTTCCAGCAACAGGGCCAGAGCCGCAAGGCTGCCGAGCGTTCGGCCCGCGAATCGATCGATGCCGAGCGCCAGGCCTTGAACGACCGCCAGGCCGCTCTGGGCGAAAGCCTGTCAGGCAACCGATTAGCAGAGTTGGCCCGTGCAGACCTGAATGCCCTGGATCGTGGTTCGCTCCCACAGAGGTTAGAAGAGCGTGTCAACCAGCGGGCCGACAGCATCATCCAGGGCTTCGAGAAAAAGCCGCTTGCCGCCGGCGTGGCCGAGGGCAACACCCGCTTGAGCATGGCGCAGGTGGCCCAGCAGGAAATCCGCCGCATCCTGGACGACATCGAGCGCGCCGAGCCCACGTTGCAGGCCAAGCCGCTGGATATTGGCGCCTCAAAAGAAGCGGCAAAACCGGAAGCTGGTGGCAAGTCGGGTGGTAAACAAACTGGTAAAGCTGCCCCTGAGAAAGTTACCACCCCTGAGAAATCGGGGGATGAGGTGGTAAGCGAGTCCGGTAAACCGAGTGCCGATCCAGAGATTCAGCTCGCCGATGAGGTGCTTTCCCGCATGGATGACATGCGCTTATCCACCGGTGCCATGGACACCGACGGCAACCCGATCACCGTATCTGCCCGGGAAATGCTCGCCAGTGCCGATGCCGATATCGCCAAGGCTCAGGAGGAATCCCGAGGCTTTGCCGCTGCTGCTGCTTGCTTCCTGCAGCGCGGTTTCTAAATAGTCGGGAAACCGTCTACCCCCGAACCATAGGCTTGCTCCCATCCCAACAGGAGCAAGCCCATGCGTCCCGAATGCATCAAGGCCGTCACCCAGGCCATTGGCCGCCCCCTCACACAACCAGAAATCCAGGGCATCGAGAACCGTGTGCGCCGCAACATGAAGCAATTGGCGCAGACCGACCCAACCTGGCAATCCAAGACCGCCGCCGACCGGCTCAACGAGGCCGCCGCCAAGTCCGCCAAGGATCTAGTTGACGAGGCCAACCTCAAGAAAAAGCGTGTGGCACTGACCATCCTTGCCCATGACCGCATCGACAGTTACATGAAGCGCTTCCCTGATCACCCGCTTGAAGGCCTCGATCGGCTGTTGGCGTTTTCCAGCGACGGCAAGAGCGGCATTCAGTCAATTGAGTCATCCACTCGCGCCATCCGTGACGATGCGCTCAGCCGCATGCTGGAGGTCATCGACCAAACCAAAGGCAAGTTCCTTGGCCTGTTCCAGGACGAAGCCGGGAACCTGGCGCTGGTGCGCGAGCTGCACGGCCATGACTCAGGCGTAGCGGCAGCCAAGACCGCCGCGAAGCAATTCAAGGACACCGCCGAACAGTTGCGCCAACGCTTCAACCGCGCCGGCGGTGATGTCGGGTTTCTGGATGATTGGTCTATGCCTCGGGATCATTCGCAGGTGAAGGTCGCCAAGGACCAGGCCAAGTGGGTGGGCGACCATGTGCAGTGGGCCAACCGTGGCAAGTACCTGAAGGAAGACGGCACGCCAATGAACGATGCCGAGCTGACCGACTTCTTGAATCACGCTTGGCAGACCCTGGCGACTGGTGGCGTCAACAAGCTGGAGCCCGGCCAGGCCGCCGGCAACGGCATGCGCGCCAACCGTGGGAGCGAATCCCGCCAGATCCATTACAAGGACGCGGAAAGCTTCATCGCGGCCCAGAAGGCCTACGGCGAGCGCAACCTGCTGGAGCTGCTGATTGGTCACATCGACCGGGCAGCCCGTGATATCTCTCTGGTCGAAGCCCTGGGCCCGAACCCGTCCAACCAGATGCGGTACTTCCTGGATGAAGGGCAGAAGTCCACGGACATGGCCGACCCGAAGAAAGTCGACAAAACCGCCAAGCAGCGAAAAAAGATCGAGCATCTGTTCGAAGAGGTGGCCGGCACCCGCGAGCCGCCGGCATCGGCCGCTATCGCTAACGGCTTCGAAACATACCGCGCCTTGAATGTCGCCAGCCGCTTGGGCTCTGCCGTGCTGACCTCCGTCACCGACCAGGGAACCCTGGGTCTTACCGCGTCCATGAACGGCATGCCAGTGATGAAGGTGTTCACCAACGAGATACGCATGCTCAATCCGGCCAGCGCAGCGGACCGACGCATGGCGCAGCGTGCAGGCCTGGGCCTGAATCAGTTGATCGGCAGCCTGAACCGCTGGGGTGCCGATGGCCTGGGCACCACTGAGCAGATATCCGGGCGAATCTCGAAGTTCAGCCAGACCGCTGCCAGCAAGATCATGCAGGCATCCGGACTGAACGCTCTGACTGCCGGCACCCAGCGGGCTTTCGGCGCCACCATGATGGATACGATTGGCGAGATGTCCCGCCGGCACCCGACCATCGCGGCCATGGACCCGGCGGACAGCAAGCGGCTACTCGGCCAGGGCGTCACCGAAACCGACTGGGCCGTGTGGCGCCTGGCGCAGCCTGAAGACTGGCAGGGCGTGGGCGATACCGTGCTGACCGCGAACAGCATCTACCGCATCAAGAACGCTGACCTGGTGCCGCTGGCGCAACAGCTCAAGACCACCCCACAGCGGCTCAAGGATCAAGCGGCCACCAAGCTGCTGGGCACCGTACTGGACGAAACCAACATGGCGATCATTGAGCCAGGCGCCCGCGAGAAGGCAATGATGCACGGAGGCGTCGAGCGCGGCACCGTCAAGGGTGAGCTGATGCGCTCGTTCTGGCAGTTCAAAAGCTTCTCCATCGGCATGGTGCTGCGCCACGTCAAGCGCGGCATGGCACAGGAAGGTTGGGGTAAGGCCGGGTATCTCGGAGCTCTGGTCGCCAGCACCACCGTGCTGGGCGGGATGGCGATTCAGTTGGGCGAGATCGCCGCCGGGCGCGATCCGAAGGACATCACCGACGATGGAACCCTCGGCGTGCCTGGCCTGCGCTATGGCCTGGCCTCGATGCTCAAGGGCGGAGCCATGGGCCTGTATGGCGACTTCCTGTTCTCCGACAGCTCCCAGGGCGGTAGCTCCCCGCTGGCTGCCATTGGCGGCCCGATTGCCGGTGACCTGGAGTCGATATTCAAACTCAAGGACAACGCGGCCGCCGGCGAAGTCAACCAGACCGGTGGCAAGCTGGTGAAGCTCGCCAAGTCCCATACCCCTGGCGCGAACCTCTGGTACACGAAGGCAGCCACTGACCACCTGATCTTCAACCAGCTACAGGAGCATTTCAGCCCCGGCTATCTGCGCCGCATGAAGAAGCGCGCCAAGAAGGAATTCAATCAATCGTATTGGTGGGAACCGGGCGACACGGCACCGGATCGCGCACCGAATATTGGCGCAGCAGTGGGGGCCAGGCCATGAGAGACGATCAGATCACCCGCCTACAAGCGCTCAGCGAACGCCTGGGCGAGGTCGTTATCACCGAGGTGGACCCGCACAACTGGCCGGGAGCAGAGAAGGTTCCGGCAGAGCTGACCCAGCAGGAGCGCGGCGACCGCTACTGGTGCAAGAAGAACGCCGCCGCCACCATGACGCTGCTGCTCAAGGTTGTGAACATCGCCGGCGTCATGAACCGCCAGAAGCCCGCGCCTGATGCGGGTCATGCAGTTGATGAGTTGGACGGCGAACTAGCTGCCGCCGAGCGTGAGGCCCAGGCCATCATCGACCGGATGCAGAAGGGTGGTCATGTCCACTGACCCGGAGAAGAAAGTCAGCCTGCTGGTTTTCTTCATGCTGTGGGCACGGCGCATGCGTTGGGATGTGCCGTTCATCCACGTCCAAGCGTTGATATGGCTGGAGGCTAAAGGGTCTCTGGCCGTTTTGCGTTGTTTCCGTGGCTTTGGCAAATCCACCTTGTTGGCGATCTATAACGCCTGGCTTTTTTACAAAGACCCGACCTATCGAATTCTTCACCAGTCCGAATCGGACCCAACGGCCTACAAGACCAGCCGCGATACGCAGAACGTTATCCGCAACCACCCGTTAACCCGGCATCTGCTCCCGCCCAATCAGGGCACTGTCGAACAGTGGTGGGTAGAAGGGGCGGCGGACTTCCGTAACGCGAGCATGTTCGCCAAGGGCATCCTATCCAACGTCACGTCGGCCCGCGCTGATGAGTGCCAGAACGACGACGTCGAGGTGCCGCGCAACATCCAGACGCCCGAGGCCCGCGAGAAACTTCGGTATCGCCTCGGCGAGCAGACGCACATCCTGGTGCCTGGCGGGAGCAAGCTCTACATCGGCACCCCGCACACGCACGACAGCCTGTACGACGAGCTGGAGAGCATGGGGGCCGACTGCCTGACGATCCGCATGTTCGCGCATGAGTTCCGGATCGAGGACGCCAAACACCACGCCTATGACATGCCGTTCGTGCCGGATGTGGTGTTCTCCGGCATCGGCAAGCACGCCCGCGTCCTAGCGCTGGGCACCGACTACCAGGCCACCAAAACCGGCATCGCGTTTTTCGAGCCACCCGGCACGCTGATCGACTGCTACGCAGGCAGCGCCTGGCCCGAACGTTTCGACATGGCAACGCTCGAAACCCGCCGGCGTGAGACCCGCACCATCAACGAATGGGACTCGCAGTACCAACTGCACTCGAAGCCCGTTACGGAGGTTCGCTTGGACCCGGCCCGCATCATTCCCTACGATGCGCAACCGACCATGCGCTACGCCAACAACGCGGCAGCCATGTACCTGGGATCAACTCAGATAGTCGGCGCGGTGGCGTACTGGGATTGCTCCCTGGGCAAGATCAAGTCGGACGCCTCGGCATTCTCGCTGCTGCTGACGGACGCCCGCGGGCAACTCTATTGGCATGTGGCGAAAGGGCTCACCGGGGAAATTGCAGAATTCGATAGCCGCGACCGCATCAATGGCGGCCAGGTGTACCAGATCCGCGAGTTGGTCATCCAGTACCAGATTCCCCGGGTAATCATCGAAACAAACGGGCCAGGCGGGTTCGCTCCCGCGATCCTGAAGCAAGCCTTGAAGGGCACCGGGTGTGGCGTAGGAGAAGAGCACAGCAGCGCCAACAAACAGAAACGCATCCTCGATGCCTTCGAGTCGCCGTTGTCGGCCCGATTCCTGTGGGCTCACGTCGAAGTGCTGCGCACGATTTGGGATCAGATGCGCGACTTCAACCCACTGCTGACAACGCAGGACGATGACTACATTGACTCCGGCGCCGGCGCGATCAGCCAAACCCCCGTTCGCATTGGCCGAATAGTCGGGAAACCGACAGAGACCAGGCGGGACGATTGGCGTCCAGATGCGGGCGTGCACGACGTGCAGGTTGAATACTAGAGCCCGCCGCCACCAAGGGGTCTACACATGTCTGTCCAGCCAGGGCCAATCGAGAAGCGCTATGCCGCCAACGGTGTCACCACCATCTATGCCGTACCGTTTCTAGTAATCGAAGCCGGCGACCTCAAGGTCTACCTCAACGGCGTGCTCCAGACGTCCGGGTACACCCAAACTGGCGTCGGCCAGCCAACCAGCTCCATCACCTTCACCATTCCCCCGACCGGCGATCTTTACCTGGTGCTGGAGATTCCGTTCCAGCGGCTTGTTGACTATCAGGAAAACGGCGACTTCTTGGCCTCGACCGTAAACAGAGACTTCGACCGCATCTGGCAAGCCCTCAAGCAGTTGCTGACTACCACCAGCCGTTCGCCGGTACTGGGCGTGAACGACGTCGATGGCGAAGGGTGGTATCTGGCAAAGGGTAATGGAATCAGAAATCTGCGCGACCCCGTTGAAGCGCAAGACGCTGCGACCCGTGGCTGGGCTGAACAGTTTATCTCTGACATTTTGGCGACGGGGCAAGGTCCAGTGAACAACGCTGCGAACGTAATCTACTCATACCCGAACGGCACCATTCATACCGTTCAATCGCTGTCCGGCTCCGATGGGGCAAAGGGCATCGGCGAGTCCCGCTACGGCGGCACCCTCAGTGGGGTTTTGGGGGCATTGCCCTACTATGCATCATTGCTCGGGCTCGGCTCCGGTGCGGATGACAAACCGGTCTTGCAAGCTCTGATCAATAGCCTTTCGTTGGCCGGCGGCGGTCATATTGTGATGGATTGCAACACTGACTATGTAACCAGTGACACAATTTATGTTAAGTCGAACGTAGATATAACGTTTACAGGAACCGGGTTCCTTAAACTGACAGCATCGTCTACGAACGGTGCCGTGCTTGTCGTGTACTCGCAAAACGTGAACGTGCTTACCGAAAATGTCACAATCGTTAACCCCCGCATTGACGGCGGTAATTTCGGCTATCCAACTGGCGCCGCGTATGGCGAAAATGGTGTAGCCGGGACAAACTGCAAGCACGTTCGTGTTTACGGCGGACTTGTCAAGAACTGCCGTCGAGGTGCGAGCAGCCCTGTTGGCACGGGCGGTAAGGCCATTCAATTCGAAAGCGGTGTTGACGACATATTGGTTGACGGGCTGACGGCTGAAAATTGCACAATTCTGTGTGAAACAGGCGGGTCGCCGAACGACACAAGCGTTACGCCAAACTTGTTCCATACAGGCACCCGCGTCATCTACCGCAACCTGCGTGGCAAAAACATTGAGCGGCCAATAAGCTTGATGCAACTTTTCAATCCGCCAGGCGATGAGAGTGTTGTCAACTGCCTCATTGACGGCGTGCAGCTCTACAACTGTGGCCGTGAAGGCGTCGCGGGCACCGAAACAAACTTCGGTATTATCGTCGGCGACCGTTACACTGGCGCTATCGTTCGAAATGTCCAGTGTTACAACGACGCGTCATATGGAAAAGTTCATTCCGTCGTGCGGATGCGCCGTGGTCGGCGCAACGAAATCAAGGACATTTCCTTTATCGGCGACTGTGACTACCTCGTAAGCCATCGGGAACCTACAGGCGGCGGAACTGTTTCCGATCTCAAGGACAATGTCTTTGGTCCTATTCGACACTACGGGACATGCAACACCTATGCAGTTGGTGGTGTGTCCGGTGATACAGCGTTTTTGCTTGACAATATCTACGACATATACACTGATGTTGTGACATCCGGCCTTATTGACCCTCTGATTCAGGTTTCAACACTTTTCGGTGCGTTCACCAGCGGGAGCAAGGTGCAGCGTGTTGAAGGGCCTTTCAACCTGATAGGCGGTTATTTTGCAAACACCTACTACTCAGGAGCATTTGGTTATGCTGGGTCCGTGAATATCTCGGGCCTTTCTGTTGCCGCTGTATCCGGTGGCTATGCCCTGGATTGCCCTGGCGACATGTTCTTGCGGCGCTCGGGCTCCGATCGGCTGCGCACAACATCGGTGGGCGTGCGTCTCGTCGCCCCTACATACGCTGACAATGCCACAGCTTTGGCGGGCGGCCTGGTCGCTGCGGACGTGTACAAAACTGCTGCTGGCGATCTGCGCATCGTGGTTTGACGGAGGTGCGCAGGGTGCCATGCAAGGATGCTAGGCACCCTGCGTCGTAGGCATGTATGGCTAAATCCAGTAAGATGCCGGGCGAATTACCCAATGTGCCCGCGCTTGTCTACCATGGATCGACCAGACTGATGACCTCAAGTTTGTTACACCCAAAATATCGTCCCGATATCGACGGCCTTCGGGCCGTCGCAGTGTTGTCCGTAGTTTTATTCCATGCATTTCCAACTCTAATTCGCGGTGGCTTCATCGGGGTTGATATTTTTTTTGTAATATCCGGTTTTCTCATATCAACAATAATTTTCAAAAGTCTTGACGCTGGAACTTTCAGCTTCGGCGAGTTTTATGCCCGCAGGATAAAACGAATATTTCCAGCGTTGCTGGTTGTTCTGGTGTTCTGCTATGTGTTCGGGTGGTATTCGTTGCTTGCGGATGAATATGCGCAACTTGGAAAGCACATAGTCTCGGGCGCTGGGTTCGTTTCAAACCTGACGCTTCTTCGCGAAGCTGGGTATTTCGATAGCTCGGCTGACACTAAACCACTGCTCCACCTGTGGAGCCTGGGTATTGAGGAACAGTTCTACCTGTTCTGGCCGGTCGCGGTATTCATTGCCTGGAGGCTTCGGTCCAGCCTCTGGATGCTGACCGCTGCTCTGTCTGTGGTGTTTTTCCTGCTGAACCTTTCCATGGTCGGCACCAACCCAACGGCTACCTTCTATTCCCCCCACACCAGATTCTGGGAGCTGCTGCTTGGCAGTCTGTTGGCCTGGTGCACCATCTATCTTCCCGGCCGCGCAACCCTGACTGGAGCGACTTCATCCAACGTGCAATCACTGTTGGGCGTTGGGCTTCTTGCGGCGGGATTCCTTTTCATCACCAAGGACATTGGCTTCCCGGGCAAGTGGGCGCTCGTCCCGGTCATCGGCGCGGCCCTGATCATCGCCGCTGGCCCCTCTGCCTTCATCAACCGCTACGTGCTCTCCCACAAGGTCATGGTTTGGTTTGGCCTGATCAGCTTCCCGCTTTACCTGTGGCACTGGCCGATCCTGACGTTTGCAAGGATCATCGAGGGCGGAACGCCGAGTTCCGCGTTGCGAGCTGCAGCGGTTGTTGCCTCGATCCTCTTAGCGTGGGTTACCTATAAACTCATCGAGCAGCCTCTGCGAAAAAGTCAGGGGCAGTACAAGGCTGTTGGCCTGGTCGGCTTGATGTTCGCCGTTGGCCTGGTCGGCTTTGTCACCTATCGCAACGATGGCCTGGCCGGCCGAGAGTTTCCCAGTGAGGTCGCCGCGCACCTGGGCAGTGTCGCCGACTACAAAACAACCATGAAAATCTACGGCCTTGGCGAGTGCTTCATCGACTACGAACAAACCGTTGACGTTCTCGTCGCCAACAAGTGCGGCCAGCCTTCTGGAACCGGCCGGCGCCTGATCGTCTTCGGCGATTCCGAGGCGGCTCACCTCATGGGCGGTGTGAGAAAGGTTTATGCCGGCGCCGGCTTTGACATTGAGCAGTGGACCGGAACAAGTTGTCGCCCATTTGATTCCTTTATGCCGAATCCTGTCGGGCGCTGTGCCGATGTCTCTCGTCGCTTTGTGACCAGTGTGCTGCCAACGCTTAAGGCTGGCGACGTTCTGATCGTCGGGTCAAGCTGGATAAGCTCTTTCAATGCACAAACCGGCGATGTGCTAATGAAGTCACTGGACGGGCTCTTCGATGCTCTGAGCAAAACGCCGGCGACTGTCATCGTTTTTGGCAACACGCCCCACTTTTATGAGCACCCGGTTTCGTCGATTGCCAGGAAGATCAGCATTTCCCGAGATATGCGATATCTCAAGGCAGTGGACTACCAGCCATCGAACAAGATCATTGAAGACCTCGCATCAAAGCGGGGCGTCTTGTACTTCAATCCGTCATCGGGGCTTTGCAAGCCAGAAAACCCGCTTGAGTGCATAGCCTACGATGGAAAAAGCCTCACATTCTTTGACCGTGGACACATGTCCGAAGCCGGATCGGAGCGAGTCCTACAGAAGTTTTCCAAGGATGTGGACATAACAAACCCACTGATCGGGGCGCCAGCTATCTCTACGGTGGATTGAGTCCGGCAAGCAGATGAAACCGCTGGCGCAGCCACCGCCAGCGGAGCCGGAAAAGTACATTGGTTAGTACATCTATTTTTTAGTGCTGCGACTTTGACCAATGATTACTGGCAAAAATAGGAGTGGTTCGATTCCTGTCTCGGGCACCAAGTTCTTCCAAGGGACTTTTGACTTCTATCCGAGCTGCGGACAGGTTTGCAGATAGTCATCTACCGCCTCGCGAAAAGCCGCTTCCAGTTCGGCCACCGTTTGTCCTTCGTAACTCACCAGCGCCCTGATGAATAAGAGCTTTCCGAACAGGCATTTGTCCTGGGTGCTTGTTTCAATTGAGCCGACATAGCCCTTGTATTGCAATTGGCTGCTCATGGAGTCTCGACCCTCACTGCTGAAGTCGTGGATATTTATACGGGGTGAATCCCTGTGCATGGAACCGAGAAACTGTAACCGCGCACATACCGCGCTCCTCCATTGATTCCGGTTGTTGCACTGGCTTGCGTCTCTGTTAGGATTCCCCTGTCCCAAAAACCAACACCGTTGTTTTCAGATGATCCACGAATGGTTCTGAAGGCCAGGTGAACCGGGCTTCTAACGGCTTCCTGCGTCAGAGAGATCCTTGATGATCCAGATCCATCTTCCATTCCCCAGATCAACGAGAACGCCATGACTGTTAAAGCATTGTCCCAGGAAGCCAGGCACGAAGAAGCACTGAAGAAATATGTGCTGGATGCGCCCCAGTTGCTGGAAGAGATCAAGGACTTGTCCGCCGACGATCAGAAAGACCAGATCCAATGGGCATTCGAGGACGAGGCCGAAGCCCAGGGGCTGCAACCCTGGGAGTTGACGCTCAAGTACACCAGCACGCCTGAAGAGTTCGAGGTGCAGCGCCTTGCATTGCACAAGGAAGCGGCCGAGGTGTTGGGTGTGGAATGGGATGAATACTGCGAGATGAATAATCTGGTGGTCTGAAAAACACGCGGTAAGAGCGACACTGTGGCGAGGGAGCTTGCTCCCGCTGGGTTGCGCAGCAACCCCAAAAAGAGGGGGCCGCTTCGCGGCCCAGCGGGAGCAAGCTCCCTCGCCACGGACTATCTTCGTTTTGATTGCCCGGCGTCAGCCTGTCAGAGGCTCAAGCGCATCGACAGATCCACTGCCTTCACATCCTTGGTCATCGCCCCGATCGAGATGTAGTCCACCCCGGTCTCGGCTATCGGGCGCAACGTGCTTTCGTTGATCCCGCCGCTGGCTTCCAGCTTC